CTCCTACCATGAGATTGTGTATAAACGCAGGAATGGCAGAACAGGTAAATCCGATACTGACTCTGTTTACGATGACGGAATGATTGGCTGGCGCAAACTGGCTATCAGGAACCAGAACACTGTTTACAAATGGGATATGGACAAGAACGGTGGAATCAACGGACTCTATCAACAAGACATCTATTCAGGTATGAAATCGAGTATGGTATTCATTCCTATCGAGAAGGCGCTGCTATTCAGAACTTCTAGCAAAATGAACAATCCACGTGGTAGGTCTGTGTTAAGGAACGCATATGTGCCTTGGTACATGAAAACCAAGATTCAGGAAATCGAGGCCATTGGAGTAGAGCGAGATTTGGCTGGTATGCCAATTGCGCTAGTGCCACCACACCTATTATCCGCTAACGCAACATCCCAGGAAGTCTCAGCACTCAACGAAATAAAGCAGATAGTCAGGAACATAAAACGTGACGAGCAGGAAGGCATAGTCTTTCCAATGGCTTTTGACGATGAGGGCAATCTGGCATACGACCTGAAACTGCTATCCACTGGAGGTTCACGCCAGTTTGACACTTCAGATATTATCAATCGTTACGATCAGCGTATTGCTATGTCTTTATTGGCTGATTTTATATTATTAGGCCATTCTGAGATTGGCAGCAAGGCACTATCAGTGTCCAAAATACAGTTATTTACTGACTCACTGGATGCGTGGCTATATGGAATCGCAGATGTCATCACTAAATATGGGTTCTCCCGACTCCTGAAACTCAATGGAATCAATGAAGAATTGACTCCTACGCTCAGGTACTCTCCACCCCGGAACATTGATCTGGAAGGACTATCGAAGTTCATTCAGAATCTGTCGGGTGCTGGAGCAATGCTATTCCCTGATGAGGGTCTGGAATCCTATTTGAGAGAGGTGGCTGGACTCCCAGCAGAATCTGCTGAAGAAATCTAGTCGTGTCTAAACCTGTAGGAGTTGCCAAAAGGCGCAGAGTCAGTGACATCAGGCTTAGTTTGCCCTATGAACACGACCACAGCAAATGCACTGTTCGTAGCCATAACCACAGCAATTTACAGAAACGAGCGTCAGGACAACCAGCGTGGAGAATCGCTGGAATGGCTGACCTGAATAGGCGGGAACGCCAATTGGCTGATGTAATCGAGCAATGTTGGGGAGAATTACAGGAACTAACGGGAACTTTGGTACAGGAATCACTGGAGGAGAACCCGTTTGCTACTGCAGCGACAGGGCAAGACCCCAGTAACTACGACCTGAGAGTAGGCGTGATAGTTGCATCGTATCAATCGCAGTTTGCTGAGATCATGCTGGACCAGTATGACGATTCAGGCAGTTATTCTATGCGTGAATTTACCCAACAACTGTCCCAGGAATACAAACGATTCAACAAAGCAGAGAGTGACATCTCGTCGAGCCGAGCTGTATTGGAACTGAAATTTGATCGAACTAGCCCAACAGCGAAGAAATACGCACAAGAACAATCTGCTGCAATGGTGTCATTCATCTCTAATTCGGAGCGAGAGGCCGTCAGAGACCTGATAGGTAGGGCTTTTGCAGAACAGAGGACATATCAGCAAACAGGGCGTGCTTTGGCCGCTCTACTGGCTGAAACAGTACCTCAGGGAGATGTTGCTGCACGATTAGGGAGTGTTTATGGCGTGAATGCTAATGGTTTGTTCCCACGATACGCCAACGCTGTTGCTAATTACGCTGAGAGACAAGCAGCGCATCTAGCAATGGATGGTGTTACAGGTTCCAAAGCATTGAAGATAGTGCAGGAAAAGAGCAATCGGTACGCTACTAAACTCAGGAGATCGAGAGCCAAAATGATAGCCAGAACGGAAATCATGCAGGCCAATAACTCAGGAAGGCTTGCTGCAGCACAACAAGCAGCGAAAAAGGGATTGTTTGACCCGTCGAGAGCCAAAAGGCAATGGATTTCAGCACCACAAGACTCCTGTTACATCTGCAATCCCCTGAATGGCGTTGTTGTTGATTTCAACAAAACGTGGAGTGAGGGAGAACCAGCGTTTGTTCACCCGAACTGCCGTTGTACTTGGCTTCTTCTACCTAATGTCCCATCGTATGGAGTTCCCTCAGTTACAGGAGATGGAACAGCCGGGAATCCATTTATGTGGACTATGCCACCAAGAAACTCATCGTTGGCTCCATTATCCACTGGAGGAGCCACATCGTCTGGTGTTCCTGAAAGTATGCCAGAACCTGTTCCAATTCAATCAACCACAGTCACTGATGAGGTTGCTGAAATAGCGGATGATGTCAAACCTGTAGATGTTCCACCTGTAGATGAGATAACTCCTGAGAATATGGAGGACTTTGTTGATTCCTTCATCTGGAACGATCAGGGAGATACATGGGATATGTTGCAACCTGATGAACGTGATTACCTGATTGACCTGATGATTGATACTGAAATACAGAAATCAGTGACTGTCATTGCTGATGATTTATCTACCTTTGCTGGAGATCAGGGATACAAGTTGATGGCTGATGCTCCAAAAGAAGTAGCGGAGGAATTGTTACGACTACAGCAGGAAGCGCAAGAAGCACTCGTTCAGGTTGATGTGTCCCGTCGAATACGATCACTACAGGTCAAGCGAATTGCGGACCCAGAATCTAGTTCAGGAGCAGCACTCGCAGACAATCTTTTCCTAAGTGGCCGTAAAGTAATGAGTCAAGGCCAAACAATACTAACTGCTGCTGACGATCTGCCATTGAAAGAGAGGTTGATCTTAGAGGCTAAAATGTTAGATGCAGAGAGAGTCAATAGGAGAGTTGCTCGTCTGGCTGAACAATACTCAGATGCTCACGTTGCTTTGACTGACGATGCTCTAATCAAAATGCAAGCGGTAGGAGATGCAATTGAGAAAGAGGTACAGCGCAGAGTAGATGAGATAGTTGGCGTTGTAGACGATGTAGGTATGTCGCCAACAGAAATTGCTGCAATACAAGAGAAGAGAAAGTACATTTACGATCAGGTTCTGGAAGGTTCTGGTGTTGGTCACACTCGACTGAAAGAAGGTGGAACGTTTGAGTTTATAGATCATGGGCTGAGTTCAAGAGCAGAGATGCGATTCAATCTGAGTACTACCAGAGATGATTTAGGGACTCTGATAAGGAGTTTAGATTTAGAGGAGATTAGAGTCCCAAATGAAGCCATTGAAGCGTTAGGACTCACTTCAATTTCAGAGAGTCTGCCATTGAAAACAGTACTTAAAAATATAGAGATGACTTCTGGTCGTCACGCTGGAACGAAATCGGGTAGAAACATTCTTGCCAGATGGCAAGGAGACTTAGATCAAGTCATATTTGGCGGTGAACGAGTACTCGATGACTTCATAATTGATGCAACTCAAGTCACTGGAGATGAACTAGTGGAAACACTGGATGTTCTGCAGCAACTCATAGCAGCGCATAACGCAGTCCCAGGAGGTTTCCTCGATGAGGCTTGGCTATCAATGTACGATGACGTTATTGAGAATACGCTAGCCAAAGCGCTAGTGAAGAAAGAGGACAAACTAGTATCATGGGGAGTTAATCGCATAGATAGACAAGGATTGCTGGATGATATTCCCTCAATGCCTGATGATTTTGCACAAGACATCCGTAATATGCGTTTGACAAAGGTAGATGAGGTTCAGGATGCAGTCAGGCACATATCGGATGATTTGGCTGATGAGCAGGCGTTACTTGCTGATCTATCGGATGATTTAGTAGTTCCTGTAAGAGACTCACAGGTAGAACTGTTAGAGGAACTAGTTGATGATTGGATAGCACAAGAAGCGGAACTTCCATCTAACGCTATGTTCAAAAGGCCTAACTCTAATCGAGTGGAACTGACAACTGAATGGTTAGACGATATGAAAGCCAGAACCACCCAGCTCAAGGCTGATATTGCTGAGGAACTGGCTGATCTCACTCCCGGAACTGGACCATATACCAATGCAGTTGCCCGACACAAACAAGAATTAAAGACCCTGATGGATGAGTTCTCAGATGCTTATGTTGCGGAAGCAGCATTGAAGCAACAAGTGTTAAGTCGTGAATTGTTAGGGCAATCAGCGGATACTCTCAGAGAAATCCCAGGAAGGCGCTGGTCTACACGTGGTGATGGGCCTATGTCGTTCTCCAAACTGCAAAGGAATTTCTTTCAGATAAAGGATGATATGAAAAAGGCATCATGGGGTGACCCGAAAGGACTTCCAAAGGTAAGAACAGCAAGAGCAGACTGGATGCGGAGGATTGAGGAACTCGTTGGTCCAGTGGATGGGCCCAAATGGAAAGAACTCCAAAGCAAATACCCATCGTTGTTTGAAGAAATCACTGAAGCAGAAGAACTAGCCCGTGTTGCTTTGCAACGATCAGGAGCAGGAGTCCACCCAAACAAAGCAGTTCAACTATTTGAGGAAATGGCTGAGGCTGTGATGGAAGGAGATATTAAAGTATCTGACGCTGCTTTCAAAGAATTAATAACCAGACCTCAAGCATCACTAGGAGTAGGAGAAAGAGCGTACACAGCAGATTTGGTTATTTCAGCAAACTCAAAGCAGAAGAGCAGTATTGCTAATTTGCTGGAAAACGCTAGAAGAGAAAATATGGCTATAGACGCTAGTCCAGTGAATGACATTGATGTGAACCTGATACGTAGAGCAGTAGTGGCTGATTCTCGACAACTAGGTGGAGAATTAGAGTTTGAACTTGGTTTAATGAACGGCAGCAACGTGAAAGCAGGGAAGTTAGGTCCAAAATGCGGTAAGAACCTAGAGAAAGCATTGCCTCACCCTGTAACTGGAGAACTGGTTTACGACATGAGTGTTCAGGAATACGCTGCGCTTGCTCAACAATACAAGGATGAATCAATCTCTATTTTCCCTTCTCGATGGGTTGAGCGAACAGCCAGAAATGCAGACATTGATGGAAGCGTTACCGTATCCAATGGTAAGGCTGTAAGAGTACAAGGCGCTCAGTCAGGAGTAGATTACAGGAGAAGTGGTCTGTATCTTGTTTCCGATAGCCATCCTGACGCTAAAACCCGTGCATATCATTTAGCATTGAATAGGCACGTTGAGGGTGGCTCAATGAGGTCTACATTGACTTTTCTCGATCAGATGGAGGATGTCACCGGAACTATTTTCATGGTTTCTGATGATGTCCCATCAAGAGGAGCAGCAATCAATATCACATTCAATTCTCTAAACCAGTCCACAATGACTCATGAACTTATGCACCTGATGCAGAACCAGAGTGGCGTATTCGGGGATTTAGAGTTGGCGTGGTACAGGAGAAGGATGGCAATGCCAGCACCAACTGAAGAAAACCCATTAGCGTGGCGTGCCAAACCCGGAAAGCAGTACCAAACAACCAGAATGTCTAGTGTTGCAGGATGGGGAGCAGATGAATTAACAGTACCTGATGATCTAATGACGGCGTATGCAGGGAAAACCTACGATAAGGAACTGAACTGGACTGGACTCAAGAACCCGAAACTGCCAAGTGACAAGAATGAACCACTATTCAATTGGGGTGATGGATACAGTAGTAATCGCAGGCCGTCAGAGGCAGTAACAATGGGTACTGAAGGAGCATTCACTATCAAGACCGAAACAGGTTACGACCCATCAGATGTGTTGGAGATAGCAGAATACTTTGACCCTGACACAGGTCGGAAACTAGCAGGAGTTAGTCGTAAAGGCGCAGGAGTATCAACGGGTGAGGCCGATACAGACTACTTATCGTTTATATCAGGAGCATTTGGAGCAATTTAATTCCCGAAATAGAGAACGAGCTGGGGTTTTCTCGACTATTCGACTAGTTTTCTCGACTATTCGACTAGTTTTCTCGACTAAATGGGGATGTCATCATACGATTGCAGAATAGAAGGCGTTCCTGACGTTGCTGATTGCTGCTTCATTTCCTCATATGAGTACAAGAAAGTGCGTTCACACTGTGTGTCATTGAGACTCAGGACTCCTTGTTCTTCCAAATACAACATTGTTTGTTGGAAAATCATGACATTCTGGATGCCACGATCAAATACTGGAGAGACAGTGGAATCGTCATTGGTGTCGTCTACAGGTTTGGGTTCCATTGAAGGCTGATAATAGAACGATGGCTTCAGGTACGACAGCCTAACTTGACCATAAAGTCCCAGGAAATCCTTAATTCTTTCCCGTATCCAGCTCGGGAACTCCACCCATTCATTGGTATGAGCGTTAAATTCCATTCTGAATCGGACCTTTCGGCCTCCAAATAACCAGTAACCTACCCAAATCATATGCTCATGTTATCAGGAATGTGTTTTACCTACGATGAGAATGTCCTGATGTGAGTTATTTTAGTTTCAACTCAGAAAGAGGATTTTTAGAGTGCC